AAACCTGGAAATTCTGCTTGAGTGTAAATCTTGCGCGGCAATACTCCTCGCCCGAGCCAGCGCCCGACAGTGAAAATCACCATCGATACCTCTGCTTTGATGGCCATGACTTTCGCTACGCGCTCCCAATGCCCGGTAATTTTATTTAGCAAGTCGGCATGAAGCAGACGCATCGTTACCGCGTTGCCCGTCACGTCGATCTGTTTGACATATTTTCCGGCAAGACCGGCCAAGTTGGAGACCGATATCGTCGCCGCTTCGATGCTCATCCCCTGCGACGTTTTCATGTTATTCCAATTCATCATAATCGGCTGATACGTGTGCCCGTTCCATGTAATCGGTTCGGGATTAGTAGCCCAATAAGAGATCACCGGCCCGACCGGATTCTCGACGAGTTCGACCGTCTTGATAAACCTCCCGCCTTCGTAGTTCGCCGTTAATTTCCTGATGTAGGCATCGTCGAGAATTAACATTCAAAATTGCCACCTCTGGTAGGGGCGATTCATGAATCGCCCCTACGAATCGCCCATCCTAAGTTGCGACCTCTTCAATAACCAATTTCAGCCGATGGATATTCTCGCTCGTTATCTGCGAGCGAAAGCTGCGCGCCATTTGCGTCTTTTCCTCGGTGCGCAGCACGCACTTAATCCGCCTTCTATACTTCGCCGTGATCGGATAGTTGGGATTGATGACGCCGGTAAAGCGGATCGCATCGCAGGTGATCCCATCGCCGCCGAGCGGCGACCAAGGCTGATAAAATGAGCCGTTGACATAAATCAGGAGCGACGACACAAACACAAACCGGTGCGGCAGATCGTAGTCGGTCGTGTTGGCGATACCGATCGCCACGAGCACCGGCGCGACCATCTCGCCGAATCCCGCGCCATCGAACCAAAAAGGCGTGTCGCCCTGGATATTTTCGAGCAAGCCAAGCACCGGCCCGAGCAATTCCTGGCGGCCCGGCACAACTAACTCCCAACTGCTAAGTGGTCTTTTCTGCAAGCGCCGGAACATCATCGTCCCGTTGCCGACCGGATCTTTAAGGGTCGGCATGGAAAGATTTTGCGGCATGACGTGCTCCGGAGCGGCGAGAATTGTGAAGGCCATATTCTTTTATTCTTCGTAGGGGCGATTCATGAATCGCCCCTACATTATGCGAATTATTTGCCTCTCATGCGTAATCTTTGCTCGATCGCGCTCATCACCATCCCATCGTTGGTGATATTGCCGGCCGTCACCTTGACCACCTGATCCGGCGTCATGTTCGGTTGACGCGGCGTGATATCGCCGTTGATCTCGACATTGACGACGCTGCCGCCGCCCGGCACCTTGCCTGTCTTATTCATCTGGCCGAGCGTGTCCGCGCCGATGTTGTCGACGGCTTTTTTTTGCATAACGAACTCGCCGCCGTGGCCGATAAATAGCCCGCCGCTGGCGAAGCTCGGAATCATGCCGCCCTTCTCCATGAATAATGAAGCAATCCATGACCCTACGCTGGAGATACCGGAAGATATCGACGAGCCAATGCCCCCAGTGCTTCCACCGCCCCCTAATGCCTCCTTCAGCCAGTCTCCTAATTTTTTGCCGATATCATGCGCCATGTCTTTTAATTTATCGTCGGCGGCAAGATTCATCGCCTCAGCCAATCCCCCCATAAATCCTTCGGCGATTGTTTTTAGTGGCGCTAGAATTGCCTTGTCTAATACTGCGCCTTGAAGCTCTATCATCATGTTACGTACTAAATTTTTCATGCCCTCGCCGAGACCTTGCTGGCCGGTCTCGATTCCCATCAAAGTATTTTTAAGCCCCGATGTCATAGAGTCTGCGAGCTCTGCGCCTAGTTTCTCGCCGCGCTCTCTTGCTTCTGCTGCTGGGTCAGCACCTTCGCCAGTAAAGCCCGCCCTTGCGCGTACCTGTTCCAGTGCTTGCTCGATCTGATATCGCCGCGTCACTGCTTCAATTTCCGCCGGTCCTGCACCGGCGGCTTGCGCTGCCTCTTGTGCCTTGACGATCAGGTTAGTGTATTTCTTGCTGATCTCATCCAGTGCTTTGGAAAGATCGTCCAGCCCCAGGCTCTCCGCGTCCATCTTGATCGCGGCCCACTTCTCCTCGGCATCGGTCAAGGCGTCTATGTCTTTGATCCATGCCTTGGATATCGTTTGAAGATCCTCAAGCGCCTGTTTTTCGAGCCGCAGTTGATCGGTCAAGTCGCGGCGCCGGTCCTGCTCTGTTTTCAGCGCCGTGGAAATACCCTTTGCGTTCTCCTCCATCTCTTTCTGCGCGAGTATGTAGTTGTCGGCGGCTTCTTTGCCGGACTCCATTTCGATAATTTGCGCTTGCAGGGCGGCGTTGGATTTTTGGATGCTCTCGATCTGTCTTTGTAGCTCATCGGCCAGTTTTTTGGCCGCGGCCTCATCGACCGGCGCCTTGAATGGCGCGCTGACTTTCGCCCTTTCGGCGAGCGCGCCGCCGCCGGCGCCAAGTAGAGCGCCGACCGCCGCGCTCTTATTGAACATCTGACTGAACAGGAAATTGATATTGCTCAAATCTCTGATGACTTCGGCCAATCCCTCCGCGGCGACGACCTTCAATCGATTATTCAGGCGCGTCCACGCATCGCCGAACTCATCGAGCGTATTGATATCCGCGTCGCTGAGTCCGCTTTTTCTCAGCTGCGCCAGATGCCCCGATATCTCTTCGATCGCCGGCCCGAGCTCGCGAAAATTCTTGCCTAGCAATTGCGCGCCGAGCGCCGCGCGATTGATCGGATTTTCGACTTTGCCGAGAGCGTCGGTAATAAGTTGTAAAAATGTTTCGGTATCCGCTTGCCGTATTTGATCGAGATTTAAACCGAGTTGTTTTACTGCTTGCGCGGCGGGATCAGATTCGTTTTTGATGCCGCCGAGGTTTTTCTGAAGTGTAAAAATGCCCTTGGCGAAGGCATCTAGTGAAGTTCCGTTTTCTTCGAGAGTCGATTTGAGCCCGCTTAGTGTCTGCCCCGAGATCCCGGTCTGTTGAGATAAATCTTTGAGTTGCCCGCCCAAGGCGACTAATTGTTTGCCATAGGCGATAAGCGCGCCGACGCCGAGCGATGCGCCGAGAATGTTGGTCAAGCCCTTTGCCATATTCTCGACGTTGGAGAAAGAGGTTTTAAAGACGCCCTCCATTTCCTTGACATCGAGGCGCAGCTTGCCGAGGTCGGCGCGCATTTCGACCAACAATTGACCGACGGTGCCCTTACCTGCCATCTGGCCCCCGTACGGGCGATTCATGAATCGCCCCTACATTAAAAAACCGGTCAAGGAATATTTCGGACTCTTCTTCCGATAGGTATTTATTGCCCGGTGGAAACGGCAGGAGATCGACATACTCAACCGACGGGGATCCCGCGCGGTTGAACATATTGGAAACGGTCGCCGTCAAAAGCGCGACGGGTCGCGCGTGGCGGTTCTCTCTTTCAATCCACTGTTCGGAGAGTAAACGAAGCTCGAACGGCGTGAGCGCCCAGAATTCTTGTGAGGAAAGGCCGAGGTCTATTCGGGCAAAACTCCAGAGGTCGCTGTCCCATTGAGTTTCATCAAATTTTTTTTTTCCTGTTCCTGTATCTCAATTGGCAGATCTTCCTCTAGTTTAGGCATCTTTAGATAGGTCTCGGTGATAACTCTCAGGGTCAATTGCATCACGTCGCGCAGATCGAACGGCATCAGGCCGACGGCCTCGATCGATAATGCCGGATCTTCGTGCAGCATGGAGGCCCAGAGAATAGCCTCGCAAAAGTCCATCCCGACGTCGCCCTGCTCGACCTGCGGCAGCTCTTCCATCATGATCCGAAAAATAGCCTTGCGCGGTTGCAGGTTGCGCGATTTATTCAGCTCGCGCTCGGCCGCCTTGAGCCCGCCGACCGTCAGCAATAGCCGGCGCGGCTTGTCGAGGTCGATATCGATTGGTTGGACGCCTGCCCTCATTCCTTGTCTCCCTGTCCCCTTGTCTCCTACGGCAGCCCCGCCGTCCCTGTAGTAACCCGCGTCGGCGCACCAGATATCCGAACCGTTGCACCCATCCTGATTGCTTTAGTAAAATCCAGATTCGGTGCCGGTGAAGTCAGATAGCCGGGAAATCCCCAGCCATGTAATGCGCCCGGCAGGATGACGCCCCAAAGTCTAATTGGCAGCGGCTCGGCCACTGCGTCATCATACAGCACGACATGAATCGGAATATTGACGATGTCCCAGAGCACCTCGAGCGGCAGCTCGCCGCCGTCGCGCAGGGTCGCCGCATATTCTTTATACCCGCCGGGCGATGAGTGATTGGTTATCTCGTCAAAATCCTGCCTGATCTGCGGCCCGGTCAAGACTGTGCATTGCGGGATCTCTTCGTAAACGGATGAGGTCGGATTTTTCCGGTAGAGCTTCGACCCCTTCGCGAGCATGTAAGTCGACATGGGTTTACCTCTTTAGATCTGGCTCGGCGCGCGGTTGACGGCGACCTTGACGCTGTTATCGGTCATGACAATGGTCACATCGCCATTTGCATTCGTGAAGCCCGCGCCGTTGATTAAGATCGTCGCCTGCTCGCCGGCCGCCAGTGAATAAGGCCCAACATCACCGATCCGGTTGAGAGAATCCGCCACAGCTTTCAGCGACCAGGTAAACGGGCTCGATGCGTGCGTGTTGCGGATCATGACGATCTCGCGCCCGGTATATTTAAATGAAATCCCATCGACGAAGGCCGTCGGCGCGACGAAAATGTCATCGAGCGAGTCAGCAGTCGGCGCAAGCGCCATAACCTTTTGCAGATTGCGGATCTCGGTTGTTTCGTTTAAAGCCTTGACTGCCATGTTTTAGAGCCCCCCATAGAGAAAGCGCCAATCGCCGAGGATCTGATAGTCGGACTCGGTCTCGACATCCGCCGGGTTGTATAGATCGATCTCGTCTTCCATGAAGACGCCGCCGATCCTGACGTCGCCGCTGATCGCCTGCTGCTCTTCCCACGGCGTCAGCGCGCCCTTGATGGCGTCGGCCGTCTGGCGTGCGGTACCATACGATTTCGCAAAGGCCGATATCTGAAAGCGCGACTCCGCGGCGCCGCAGTCCCCGTCGTGGGAATATTCCGGCAGCCTCGACGTCCGCTGATACACGACCACGGGTAGGACGGCGCTTTGTGGATACGTCACCGGATAGATGCGCGTGCCGACGAGCGCCGCGAGCGGCGGGTAGTTGCGAAACTGATTGACGATGGCTTCTTCCAAACTCATAACCGTGTACGCCGATTCATGGAAATCTGCCGTACGGGCGATTCATGAATCGCCCCTACATTTTTATGCCACTTCCTGTTCTAGATTGTCCCGAATGACCGTCTCGAAGGCCGCCAGGCCCGCCGCCTTTTCCGCTTCATAGGCGGGCGTCATCGATGGGCGCGAGCCGACATGGCGCAACGATGGCCCCTTTGCTGTGTGGCGGATGTCATAGCCGAACTCGAACCAATAGCCGATATTGGCGTGGCTGACGGATTGACCGTTGGACTTTACCTCGAAGGTTTCCGTCGATGGCCCGATTTTCACTATCCCCGTAGAACCGCGCAGTTTCGTCGTGGTAACGACTTTCATGCGTGGCGATATCAACGTCCTCGCCAGCCGCTCCGCGTGCGCCCTGATCGGTTCTCCGAATGCCTGGAGGGCTTTTCTAAGCACTGACTGCTCAAGCCGGCGGATGCGGCCTTCCAACTTCCGGTTGAGATCTTGCAAGCCCTTCAATTCCAATTTCATGTCCACAGCGTCAACGTCTCCGTGTATGGGCGATTCATGAATCGCCCCTACGAATCGCCATTACCCAACCTCTTTGCAAAGAATTTCTAACGTCGTCCGCAGTCGGTCCGGTATCACCGATTCGATATCAAGAACCTCGTCCCGAAATAGGATGCGCTGCGCGGCCTCGACCCCGGCGCAATAGCGCGTCATCACCCGCGTCGTGATGTCCGCCCCGACCTGCTTGGCTAGAAACTGCTCGCGCCCCGATAGCTTGACCACGTCGGCACGTAGCTTCTGAAAATCGACCCATGTATCGATCGGTTGCCCGAAGCCGTCCTGCTCCTGCGTGCGCTTCTGGACTGTCACCACTTCGCGGTTGCGCCCGGCGTTCATAAAGAAAAAAGCCTCTCGTTTGAAATAAGCCCTTCTACAAAGTCGAGTCCCTGGAGTTTTAACTCGGAATAGGATTCCCTGTGCTCGTAGTAGTCGGCCGTCTTGATCAGCATATAAGTGATCAGATGCGGCGGCACGTTTTCGCGCTTGTCGCCAAACCCGGCGACGAATTCCACAGCCACCGCGGAGGGCCTTGGCTGAACATATGGCCAATTGGCATTTTGAGCCCTCACGAGCCGCGGTGGCCGTGCGTTTAAATCGCTGTAGTAAGTGTTCGGGTCGATCGTCTGGGTCGCCCCGTTGCCGTCAGTCCATTTGACACTCGTCACCGACTGCACTGGCCGTTTAAAGATCTCAATACAATCGGGCAGCCAATCCAAATACATGGTCCATGTCTGCGTGATCAGCGCGAGATCATAGACGAGCTCGACCATCGTGCGGACGGCGAGGATCTGGCCCTGGATCAGCAGATCGTCGTCGTCGAGATCGATGCGGCTATGCGCCTTGACCTCGTCGAGGCCGATCGGCTCGATGACCGGCGGTGTCTTTAGTACGAATGTCGGAATCGGCTTGCGGTTATCGTACATTTTTTCGGCGTTTTATCGTGGCCGTTTCGTGCGTGCCGAGATTATCTTCCGGCGTTTGGATCAGGCCGGGCGCGTAATGAATAGCCCCGAAATTTTTTTTTTATACGG